GGGCACAACATCATAAGCAGGATTACCAGGATCGTAACCCGCCGACTTTTGAATACCAGGGAAATCTGCTTGCACACGGTTGAGAAGATTGCCATTTGCACACCCCCAATCTACTAGACTACACGGTTGATACTTGGCAACAAAATCATGTACCAAGTTGTATTTAGGTAAAAGTTCTTTGTATATACCTGTCATGCTATTATATATGGCTCACGCACCACCAGAATCCTATCCAGATCTCAATGAAAAATATTACTAGAAAAAATTCCATCTCTGCTAAATCTCGTTGCCAGCGTTCTTGATCAGTCATGTTATACCGTGATATCTTCCATGCCGGCTGTGCGCAGTCGTACCACGTGACCCATTTGCCATTGCTTGGTGTCCAAGCCCTTCATGATCCCCAACCAACGATTTCGTAGCAATGCAACTTCATTTATGATAGTTTCAAAGTCCACTACTTCTTCTTCGCCATCCACATACTTTTCTGCATCACGTGCGGTAAGAGCACGAGCATATCCTTCGAGATATTTCTTGAAGTGCCGGGTACGTATTTTGCGCAGTTGAATGTTGAGAAAGTTCAACACAGCCTCAATCTCTTGCAACTGATTGAATCTATGCTCTGTTATGCCCGGCAACGCAGTAATGTTCTTTTCTACCAAGCCGCCGATCTTGCAGTCACGTTTGGCATCAGTTAACTCTGATTCAAAGTGTGCAATGAAGTCAGGTATGTTGCCGAGGTCTGCTACTACTTTACTGTACCACATGTATGTCCAGCCATTTCAAAAAAGATTTAGGAAATATATTAAGATTTAGAGATCTACGAACTGAGAATTGCTGTAAAAAACTTTTAAGATGTTGTCGTTGTTGTTCTGTTGGATCAATTTTTAAACTAGAAATAATATGGTCTTTGTTTTTAAACTCGTGTTTATGCAGGTCATGAATAATTTTTTCTTTTGATTCATCATCAACAACATTCATTGGCATGAAGGTAGGAACATGTACTACATCAATTTCTCGTGTCCAGTCAGAATATTGATTTAAAAATTCTGGAAATCCGTGTATGGTCAAACACGACAATGTGCTGTGAATCATAGTAGATATTGTAGATTTTTTTAACTGGTCCAACATAAAACATGTATCATTCCATCGAGCTCCGTTGCGATTAAACTCATATAGATCACCAAGATTTTCGGCACTGACACATACCAGCACATTGGGGTAATTTTGTAATTTGTTAATTACATCGTGAAACCGTCCACAAGATAATCCAAGACCGGTAAAAATTTTTATCTCATTTACATGTTTGACCAAGTCAAGTAATTCAAATAAAAAATTATTTAAAAACGGTTCTCCACCAGTTATAATTATTTTTTTAACGTCCGTTGATAGTAATGCAAACTCATTCAGTATTAAATCAGTGTGTTTTGAGTGTTTCTTTTCTGATTGGCTAAGACGACTTGTTATTTTATCAATGGACGTTAACTTGTACGATGGGGCATTATATCCAGTGCTGTCAAGGTTAACATAGTCACCATGCTGGACCAGGTCTCGCCTCCATGCTGTGCTGAATACTCTAGTACAATAACTACAAGCAAGATTACATTCGCTAGTCAGATTAATGTCAATAATTTCTGGTGTTGCAATTGGATCAAGATGGGTGCGCACAGGCCCCCCTTCAAGTATCCTTGGTCCCACAGCACCAACATCTTCTGCACGATAACAATTTTGTTCACAGCTGGAGTTGCGTTTATTTTCCAACATAAGTTTTCGTTCATTTACATTGATGTCCGTGTTGAAAAGATTTCCAGGATTTTTTTGCAACCATTTTATGTCAATTACATGTGGCGCAGCAGCATGACAATTATATGTAGATTTTTGTTCTACATCAATTTTCAAAAAAGTAAATTTATTTCTGCAATAGTAATCTCTATCAGTAGTCATCTTCTTGATTGTAGTTGTCCTCTTCGTCAATATCTTCTTCTTCCTCTTCTGCATAATCCTTGTCGTTATCCAAGTATGCAGTCAAGGCTTTTTTGATGTCTGAATCACCTTTGAAGGCGTTTCGGATTTCTTCAACGTCATGATCGTGATCAATCAGGATAGACACAATGCTTTCAGCAGCATCTATACGATCTACCACATTGACGTATCTTTTTAATTCACCCCAAATTTCGCTTGCTACTTCTGCTGACATTATTATTCCTCCGTAGTGTCGGCTGTACTTACCTCTGTCTTGATGTTCTTGAAGTCTGTCATGACTTTGTCCAGGCATCCATCTTCGTTTGCTTCCCAGGCCTTGCGGAATTGTTTAATTATCTCGCCTTCACTGGTAACAAATACCAAACGATTGCCTTCTTTCTTGAGCATGCCTTTTTTCTCTGCCAGATCAGTCAGGCCACTGTAGGGATTCATACCTGTTTCGTAGGGAATTTTAACCTGCATGCCTTCAAATGGTTTGGCATAACGAGTTTTCATTACTTTACAACCGGCACGAATGCCCATGACTTCGGAGATCTTGTTGCCGTCTTCGTCCTCTTTCAGTTTCATTTTCTTCATGGCCACCACAATACTTGACGCATAGATAAAGCCTTGACCACCTGAGATCTTGTCATCTGGATCAAACATGTCTTGACTGGCGTAGGTATGATTGGTACAAACCATTCCAACATTGAAACCACCAAACATGTTGACTGAATTACGAACCAATGACGTTAGTGCCTTGGGCTTGCGACCCATGTCACCTTTCATGTCACCTGCTTCAAATTGGTTGACATCAGTTGGTGTCAACAACATGCCCAATGAGTCAATCACCCATAGCACCTTCATGCGTTCACCGTCCGGCAGGGCTTTGTAGTCAATCATGAATGTTGAAATAGCCTTGGCCACATCATCAATCATGCTCATGTTTAATTTTAGCAACTTATCTGCGCCAGTGTCCACACCCAGTGCATGTAGCCATGTCTCATCCAGTGCATTTTCTGTATCAACCAAGATAACAAAAATACCTTGCTCTTGTGCGTTCTTCACAATGTTGCCTGAACAGATGTAACTCTTGCCTGCCCCGGATTCTCCGGCAAACACTGTGATCTTGCCCAAGGGAATGCCTCGGTTGAAATCTCCGCTGATGAGATAGTTCAAGGCAAAGTTGCCTGTTGAAATCCAATCTGTTGGATCATTGAATCCAATACTCAGGCCTTCGATGCTTTTGGTAATGTCCTTGCGGAACTTGCTTACGTCAAATGGTTTTCCCATGATTAATCCTTATGTTTCAGTTATTATACACGTTTTATTAAGTGAGATCAAGTTATGATGAGCCAATTTACATTTCTCCCAACCTATTTGAAATATATCTGGCTCATACATAAATGCATTGCTAATCCAAACAAAACTATTGTCTAAAAATTTTGGATTTGCAAACAAATCAATCAATTCAAATTTAACTTTTGTGCGGTGCCATGTTGGCCAAAAGTCAACAACATCCTGCGGAGGGTTGTACTCTCCGTAAGTTGGAGGAGTTACATTAATTGTGTTAGGTAATGTGGCACAACTGTGCAAGAATTGTTGGTATTCAAGTTGTCGTTGACATTTATCGTATATTGTGATTGATTCAAATGACTCGACGCCAAAATTTTTTATTAGTTGCACACTTTTCCAGCCACTGGCTAAACCATAAAAATGCTGTGCATCTGTTGTGGTAGATAGAATTGGTTCAGTGTTGTCTAGGTATACTAATTTATTAGATTTTAAAACAACTTTATACAGATTTTCAAGTATGTATAACTGTTTACTCCCAACGTGATACGGCGGCCTTTTATGAACTTCATATGTGTAATCAGGAGTAAACTGAATTAAATCATTGTGACCCCGAGCATCAACTAAAGTGTTTACAGTTGGATGTTGATGTCTAAATGTTGTAGTAACAAATTCACCGCTGTTGATAATGATACCCTTACTATTAACAATATCAGCAACGCCATCGACTACCATGCAATCATACGCCCAATTAGTTCCTTGATTTTTTGCATCAAAAAACAATTTGGTCTGCGTGAATCTCAACAGCCCTGGATTCTTATGTTTGTCAATGATAAAAATTTTGTTCATAACTTGATTTAACTATACCAGGCTTTACTTTGGAATGCACAATGATGTGTGTTCTAACTTGATTCGAGTTGTTAAGTGCAAAATGTCGGTTACTTATGTCAACCATGAATGCTGTACCTGTTTCAAACGGTACTGTGCCATAATCTAAAAAACGAAACTCACATCCAACGGGATGATTAATAGCAATATTTGTTTCAAAAAAACCCGACTCAACTCTATCTTGATGCGGCAGTATATATCCTTGAGGATCAAGCCACATAAATCTAATTCTCCCAGTATTGTCAGTTATTTCAAAATTGTTTTTGATAAACTCAACAGTGCAAGGACACTGTTGTGCAATTGACGTCCACAATTTAGGTGCTGTTGTATTTTCAGTTATGTCGGGAGATTCACCATACAAAGTTAAACTCTTCCATCCAGAGTTTCGATAGTTACCAAATGAATCATTGGGCCTGTGCAGTACACTTTGATGATATAACTGATTTGCTTCTGTTAAAATATTTTGGTAAGGAATTTGCAGATTTAATTTTAACCAAGGCAATTTACTGGCTGTATAAATCCATTCTTCACTGGGAAGATATTTCAAAAAAGAATTGATTATTTTGTTCATCAGTATTGCGTATTAAAATTTTTCTAATATCAGTTAATTTTTTATCAAGATCTAATAGATTGCCCAAGCTGATTAATGCTCCAGCGATTTCAACATTGTGATGTTGGCACCACTCTATATAGTTGGATGGCGGCTGTCTTACTAAAGGACGACACAAAGAAAATTCAATAATCCCGCTGAGCATTTGGTAATCATTGGTGTCTGTATCAACAATGTTGTCATCCCAATTTCTAAACTTTTCCCAGGTTGATCTTCCAAGATTGTCAAATCCCAGCATCAAATTATCGATGTTGAATCCTGTAATTTGTTTTCCAAATATATTTTCAACTTGAAATGGATCTTGATCATAGTTTACAAACTCATACTTGAAACTATTTTCAAGCTCATGAATGTTCGAGTTTATATTCCTGTAATCTACATCTGCATTCTTCATAGCCCTGAGTAAAGACACTATTCTTGGGTGTGCTATACCAGTTTTAACCCAGTCTCGATGCAGTTTGTTTAGGTAATCTTGATCAAGTAAATCTCCAGACCAATCATCAATAACAAACGGTAGTTTGTTATTAAATTTTTCAATATTCTGTATGCTATTTTGCAATGCTGGCACTAGATCATTGGAAAATTTTTTTGTCTTGCAAAAAAATTTGTTGGCATTTTTTTGCGTTATTTGATCTAAATAATAATCAAAAAGATCTGGGAAAGTAACCTTGAATGCAATTTCATCCCCGGAGTTTTCCCAGATCAATTTTGCCAGCATGTTACTTGGCTTGACGGCTACGGATCATGGCCAGGATGTCCTGGGCATTTTGTCCTGAGGCTGCAGGCTTGGCCACTGGTGCGGCTGCTGTAGGAGTGTCGTCTTCATCAAAGCCATTGTCTGCTGGTGCAGGTGCTGCCACTTTGAGTGCAGGCTTGGCTGCTGGTGCATCTTCGTCAGCATGGCTGGCTCCAGCACCACCGGGTGCTTGCACACCAGCAGGACGGAAGTATTGACCCCAACGTTCTGTGTTGTAAGGCTGTCCATCCACTGATGCCTCAAACATCTCTTTGATGACCTTGAGCTCTACATCGCCTGGCTTCTTGGGCAGGAATGTGCTCAAGTCAAACAAATTATGTGTTGCAATGGCTGCTTGTTCGGCTTCTGTGAGTGCAGACTCTTTACGTGCCCACTTACTGGTTGAATAGTCAGCATATCCGCCCTTGCTGGTCTTTGACACACGGAAGTCCAATCCACGCAGGGTGTCTGTGGGCATTTCTTCCAGTTCAGGATCCATCAAGGCACCTTTGATGGTGGCAAAGATTTGTGGTCCGATGATGAAACGTCGGATGGGATTTTCTGGAGTCTTGTCTTCGTTCATGGGATTCTCACGCACAAAGCCTTGGAAAATGTATGAACGCTTTTTCCAGTATTTGCGACCCATTTCTTCAAGGCTCTTGTCCTTGAACCAGGTGCGCACTTCTGCCAAGATAGGACATGCATCGCCCCACATTTCCACACAAGGTACTTGCACGTACACTTGTTTGCTATCCATCTCGCCTTTGATGCCAGCGAAAGGTAAACGAATCATTGCTCGCTCTTGCCAGAAAAATGTGTTTTTTGTATTTGCATCGGGAAGGAATCGCAGTGTTGTACTTTGTCCTTCTTCCATGTTCCAATGTGGATAAATTGAATTGTCTCCACCAGTGGATTGCCCACCTTTGTTGCCCTCTGCTGCCTGTAGTCTTGCTCTGATTTCTGCTAATGATGCCATAGTTTTTCTCCTTAGTAAGTTGCCTATGTTATGTTGCCTATCTAAATGTTTAGATCT